CAATCTGAACCGCTCCTAGATCGTAAATCTCAGGGGCTCGATTGTAGATAAAAACATTCCAACGCTCCTCATGGTTGCCCTGCTTGTAGATGATTCGGATCTTCGGGAACTCCGACCTGAGCCACTCAAGACCATCGACGACTGACTTGAGCTCCTCCGAAAACCGCCGATGCTTTGGGTCTCGTTGATGCCTTGATACCTGATAGAAGTCGGCGAAGTCCCCATTGATTAGCAAGCAGTCCGGTTTCATCGACTTGAGCCGCTTTACCGCAGCACCAAAGGCCACTTCGGAGTGATACGGGATATGCACATCCGAGATAATCGCGATGCGTTTGGCGTTAACCTGGACGGGTTCCCAAGCCTCCGCTAGAGATGGTGGCATCTTTGGGACTTGACCCGCTTTACCTTTTGGTCGAGGTTGAGTTGCTTGGTTCTTGTGTCGTTTGCCCATTGCACCTCGAATTGTGCGAACCATGCTTCTCGCACTATCAATTGAGGCGAAGGTTTCCGGTCGCTCTTTTTTGGCTCGCTTGGCTAGCCCAATGTTTGATGCGTCGGGAAACTTTTTGCAAAGTTCCTCAAGATAGATCCGTCCCGCTGTTTTTGGTGATCCCGCCATCGTTCATCCTCCAAATTGAATAAGCTTCCTCTAGCGTGATTTCAGGCTTGCCTAGCTTTGCGTTAACCGCATTGTGAAGCCGAACGCCCCAAGCAAAAAAGGCTTCGGGGCTTGAGAAGTCGGGAGCGTTTTCGGCTTTCCATGCCCGATAGAACGCCTTGCATTGGCATCCGTATTGAGGGATGGACAACTCCCAGTCGGCAAGCGTAGCCTCATCATGAATGGATCCGTCATGCAAAGCAATCCAAGGATTGACCATGCGAACGACTCGATGCTCGATCCGTGTAATCCTTGTCGGTTGCTGGACAACCTGTCCGCCATGCGTCGGAAAGATGAATCCGTCAAAGGTATCCCTCGGAAACATCAAGCAAACTCCAGCGTGACATTTGGCAACGGTAAACAAACATCGCCGACGGTGTAATCAGTCCGAACTGTCGAGCAGGTGTAATTCTCGATCTTTCGACCGCAGAAAACATCAAATACGTTGCATAGGTCGTTATAAAGGATCTCGCCTTGCGGCCCTGTTCTGGTAATGCAGCATCCATCGATAATGCAACCAGAAAAACCAACCTGCGTTGGTGATCCTTCAATGCAAGTTGGCCCAGCAATAGTTCCAGGGTTGACGTAGTTTACATCTAGCGTGTTGCAGATGTTATCTCCCTCTAATCCTGTGTTGGTCGGCGAAGATGAAGCATTGACAACAAACCTATCCACGCCGAGCGTATTTCCAGAGCATTGAAAACCATAATCCCAAAAGCAGTCGTTGATTTCTTCGCCTGCGTCGCTGACACACTCGACGGTATAAGGCACTGGCGAAAACATGCCGTTGGTCTTTACCTCGTAGCATTGTACGCCAACCAAAACGCCGTTCTGAACTATTCCATAAAGCGCACAACTTCCGATTTCCGGGTAATTCGGAACCGCCGTTAGGCATCGATCGTTACCGAAAGATAGACCGCAAGACGGTTGCTTAACTACGCATCCTGTTTTTCCGTCGCAACATGAAAACGGCACTCCGTCATTTTGCCCGATAGTCACTTGGCCAGTCGGTAATTCATCGTAGAACTTCGCCCTTGTAATCGTGACGTTCGATTCTGGCAAGTAATTGATTGATCCTTCTGGGCAAGTGTCGCTGTCTGTACCGCTTTCCTCAGTCCAGCTTGTAGATGTCGAGCATTCGGGCGGATTGTAATTTCCTGTACAAGTCTTATCTATCTGCTTGTATTGAATTGGGAGCGAATTGCCTTCGTATATCTGGTAGATGTAGGTAACGGAAATATAGAATTTGCAGACTCCAGTTTCATCGCCATCGCATTGAATCTTTACTTGTCCGACATTTACTAGCAGTCTTATCAATTGGTATTTTTGGCCGAAAAATACCCTTACCGTTTCTGTAGCAGCAATCGCTTTCGTCTGATAGAGCGTGCAATCACAGTCGCAGTCGTTAGGATCTTCGGTATTGATGTAGCCTTTTTTTGCTGCGTAGTATTTAACTGTAAAACCCCAATCGGTTTTGCGCTTTGCCCATAATTCGCAAGTCTCAACCTGCGGTTGACACAACAAGGCAAACTCAGCCTGATGGCAACATCCGAATTGCTGAAAGCTAGCAACAGGTGGTGGAGGATCTTCGCCCTCGCCAACACCTACGCCAACACCGCCACCCGGCGCACCTTCGCAATTCTCAGTAGGCGCAATGAGCGTCACCGACGAATACGGCATGTTTGAGTCAGTCAAACAGCAATCACCGCAGCAACACTTGGCGAAACCACCCATTAGCAGAGCTCCACAGCAAGCCATTTGGCATCGACTGGAAAAAGCAGCACAAGAGCCGCTGACCCAATCGCAACGCCTGTCGGATTCCATGCGGTGTATGTTACGCTTCCCGCCGTCCAATTGCCAGAGCCAGGAGCCTTGGCGGTTACCGTTCCGCTACTATTGGCACCGATGCCCGATGTTGCCACCGCTAACAATGGAGTCTCACAGGCGATGACCTTGATTAGATCGACCTCTTGTTCGTCGTCGCCGATGTAAGTGAACAAGCACCCCTTCGACAGATCGAACGATGATGCAACTGGCCCCATTCGAGTTCCGGTTGTGTAGGTCGCTGAGTCCTTCGTTGCTCTGAACACTGGCCCCCATTGAGCCGTCCCGATTTCATCTCGCAAGCACTCACCCGGCCCATTGAGCAGAAACGGCCCCATTACCGAATCGGTGTAGTCGAAAGGTCGATCCACCTCGATGTACGTTGTCCCGTCGATCTCAGATGATCCGATCATTTGGACGCACCCGTAAGGCGGAATCGTCTCGGTTGACTTGTTCACGAAGTAGATCGGAGTCGGCGTGTACGGCAGGAAAGCCCCTTGAGACGCTGTGCCACTTCGCTCGAAAGCTTGAACTGCATCCCAAATGCGCTTAGCCTGCTTTGGCGTATACGCTCCGATCTGTTGAGCCATCTTAGCCCCTTGTATCGCAGAGCAACGAAACCGAGTAGATCGCCGGAGTAACCGCCGTTGCCGTCGCTGCGTCATTCGACGCGATGCTCAAGCGAACCTCGAGCAGATCCCCAGGATCCACGCCCGTAGCGTTAATTGTGAAATCATAGTTCGCCGCTGACAGGCTGTTCATCGATGTTGCAGGAGTCGTCACAAGATCCGAACCGAGAGCCCCATCGGAGCCGACGTAGGCTTCAGCGTCGATCGTGCAAGTCGTATCGGCGACGGTCGTTTCCATCTTGGCCCGGATCCTGAGTTGGATCGTTTGCCCGTCCTCATAGTTCGACGGGATCGGAATGGCCAGATAGAGCCTCCTAGTCGTCGATCCTAGAGCCTTTACGTCGCCCGCCGTAATTCTGACCGGGTTGGTTCCCCAAGTGCCTGTAATGATACCAAGATCATCGCTGGCCGGTGTCGCTGGTAAGTTGGTTTGCGTCGCATCCCATACCCTCGCCTGCGTAAGTGGAATGACCGACTCAGCCAAGACCCTTTGAGCGATCTTGGTAAAGGCAATGTCGGCATTACCCGCGATCGTGTAATTGGTGATGACCTCGGGAGGAAGAACCATCGTGATATCAGGAATTGTTGTCATAGTAGCCCCAATGCTCCGTAGGGAAGTGGATTGTAAATTTTAAACTCTAACCAGTGTGCCTGCACTTGTTGACCTTCGGTCTGTGGTATCTCAAAACCGTTCGCATCGAGCAGCACCGGACGGTTTGTCGGCTCACCGCCCTTGAGTGCTCGGACAATAATGTTTTTCTTTTCGCCTGGGTTGGCAGGATCGTCGATTTCAATTTTCTTATAGAAGCCTTGATGTCGAGTCCGACGATACCAAGCCTTTTCGTTGGTCGTGCGGTATGGATAGCGGAATCGGATCTGTCCCGTAACCTCCCAATAGGCAAGCTGAGGCGTGACTACATTGGATGCCGAAAGCTTCATCAGTTTGGCTGTCCCAGGTGGCCATCCTAAAAACGCATCGGAATTGACCGATCGACGATAGGCTGCTTGCACGAACGGATTGAACATCAGCATGTTTCGTTTGATCGTAACCGTCTGATCCGGTAGCAATGTCTTAACGCCCTCGATGGGCTCACCGTTGACAGTTTGGATCGGGTTTCCGTCCCAATCCTCATCTATTTCTTCCTCGGTTTCAACATCGTCCCAATCGATCCTTGGTGGAGCAAATAGCGGGTTGTCCTCGTTCTCGCTTGGCCCTAGCTCGCCGGCGTAGTCAATGTTGAGTTGCCATAGGATCAAGCTTTGTCGGCTCAAGGAAAAGTTGTCGGCGAAAGCGTATGGGAAATCTTCCGAAAATCGATCACCCTCTAGGATGCCGGTCGATGAAAAACAATCGACCTCTTTAGCCTGTGGAGTCGTTAGGATCTGGAATGCTCGCTGGAGCTTGATCTGTCGCTTGCGGAAGTTGTCCGATAGCGTCACCGATGAAACCGGCTTAGACCACATTTCAGTTACTTCGATGATGTTGCTCATCCTACGAACTCCAACTGAAAGTTATCTGCAGCACCTTGTTTCGGCATCGCTTTGATTGCTTCGGTTACTTGGTCAAGTTTTTCGACCGTCTTGAGCGTATTGGATGCAATATCCTTTTGGATGTCCTCAGATGCACCACGCATCACAAGCCGTTGCTCGACCGCCATCAATTGAGGCTTCTCGGAAAGCTTCTTGGCTAGTTCGCTTTGCTTCTTTTGCTTGTCCAATGCTGCTTGCTCTGCTGCGATCCTAGCTGCTGCATCTTCTGACAGCCCCTCTTGAACGAGCCTAAAGCGATTCGCAGCTTCTTCGCCTTGCGTCAATAGGATCCGCTGTTCTTCGAGTCGCTGAGTTTCACTGGCTTGCAAGTCGGCGACCCGCTTGAGCCTAGCTTGTTCCTCGTCGTCGGCTCGTTTCTTGTCGTCGGCATTCTTCTTGGCGATGTCCGCTGCACGCTCGGCCAAGATGATTCGCTCGGCATCGATACCAACGATTCCCTCGTCGGCAAGCTGTGCCTGTCTTGATGCCTCGATCCCCTTGGTCAACTCGATGTACTGAAAATTAGCTTTCTTCAGTTGATTCAATGCCGAGTCTTTAATCTGCTTGGCTTTTGCCGCTGCTTCGTCCTCTGCTTTCTGCCTGTCTTTGATCGCCTGAATTTCCAACGATCTTGGCCCGAACAACTCTCCCATCTTTTGCTTTTGCTTCTCAAGGTTGTTGATGATTTCAACCTGGGAATTCGCCTCTATCTGCAATTGATTGATCGCGTCGGTGTTCCCGCCGAACGGATCGAACTGAGACTTGAGTTTATCAATCTGCGTTAGCCTTGAGTGCATACCATCGTATGCTTTGTTGAGCTCTTTTTGGATGCCTTGGAAAGCATCATAAGCCGCCTGCTGCTTGGCCTTTGGATCTCGAACAAGCGAAATATCTTCGAGGGTTTCGCCGAACTTCTTGTTAGAGAGCTCGTTTAGGGCTGACGTAAACCTATCGGCATCCTCCGTTGCTTCCGTGAGTGCGTCCTTGACCTCCTCGACTCCGAAGATCATCTCACCGATCGACTTACCCAACTGAAACGACATAACGCCAACAAGAGCCGCGAGACCAGCCTTAAACAGATTGGCACCTGCCCCGCCTAGCTTCTGCACCTCGGCAAATTGGCCGACCTTTTCTGTGATAGCTGCGACCTGTTGAGCCGCCGACGCAAGCTGACCGCCGCCAAGTTGACCAGCAAGAATACCGATGAACTCGGTTGAGGCTTTAGCTTTTTGGCCAGTCTCCTTGATGCCCTTAACGGAAGCCTCGATGTTCTTGGCAGCCGACATCGCCTGTGCGGATGCTTTATCCTCCGCCGCTATAACGATCTTGACTGCATCGCCTGCCATTTATGCACGCTCCGATTTTGCTCGTTGTTCTTCGTTCTTAAACCGTCTTGCCGCCTCTAGAAAACTAACCGCCTGATCCAGAGCCCCACCCGCTACAGGTGGCAGGCCTTCATCGAACAGGTCAACCAACTCGACGAATTGCCCGAGTCCATCGCAATATCGATTGGGGCAGCCCTCAATCCGAAAGATGCCTTGATCGCAATGATCGCACCCACCACCGTTGCAAGCTGTGCATTCGATCTCGATCGGTTCATGGCTCGTCCCTTTGTCCTTGCATTCTTTGTCGCTGCAATGCCGACAGAGCAATCCCTGCCGAATCAATGCCGCGACTCTCAGTCTTTTTTTTCGGAGTCGTCCATTCGTTGATTGTACGCGCACAACGAAAGCAACTCTCTGGCTTCGCTAAACGTCAACAGCTCATCGAGAGCATCGACGCTAAACGGTTGCCCCATGTTCGACCAACCACAAACAACCCGCTTGAGTTGCTCAATTGTTGCGTCAAATATCTCGTCAACAGTCACGCCATCTTTGTGGATGATGTCGATAACCTCAAGTAGCTTGCGTTGATGCCGCATCGATTGAGACTTGACGCGAAACACTGGACGCGATTCGATGGGCTTGTCCTTGTCGGATGCAAGCACCACCGAAAAGCTTTGATCTGGTTCCAAGAAAATTGGCACGTTACCTCCGATGCCTATTAAGTTGCCGCTGTAAAGGTGATCGAGCATTCTTCGTCAACGGATGAACCGTTTCGATTCGCTTGCCACTCGATTTCGTCAGTGACCATGTTTTCTCGATCAGCTTCGGTTAATCCGACAATCTGAGCCTTCGGGCAAGCGATCGTGATCTTGCTATTCGTCGGCCCGTCGAGATCCCAAGTCAGAGCGTGTTCGCTCATGTCAAGCATCTTGGCGTAAACCGGGTTGGTAGCAACAAGCTTGGCCTCAGGATTACCAGTGACCTTGACGAGCCTGTTGGTAACGAGTCCGCACTTGAGCCCAGCTACATTGCTGGAATCTTCCCGAAGCATCATCGTATTTCCGCTGTCGAGCGTCATGTTCTCAACTGCAAGAT